CTTCTGCAGCTCCATCCGTTAAGACTCAGGACCAAGACGGAAAAAAAGACGTTGAAAATCTTAAAGATGCAAATCTAGAAGAAGCTCCAGAAAGCAAAAACAAGCCTACCGACTACGAGGTAAACGACGAAAACGGATACAATTTAGAAGAGTCTAACCAACCTTCTCTAGCTTCTGCTCCTCAGGGAAAACCTAAAGGAACTAACATGGCTACAGAATGGGAAAAGTCCGGACTAAAGGCTATGAATTTAGCTACAACCCCAGGCAAAGAAGAGGGAGACGCAGACTACAAAGTTGAATATCCAGATCCTAAAGCTTCTAAGAAGCCAGAGGTGACTGGAAGTTCTAATCTGGCAGTTGCTCCAGGATCAGGAAAATCTAAAATGGATGAGTCGGATCTTTCTAAATTAGATCCAGCTATGGCTACTGCTCCAGGCGCACAAGTTGGAGACGCAGGATATTCAATTAAGATCGATCTTCCTAAGGCTAGCAGCCCAGAGATCGACAATCTTGATACTGCAGAACTAGTAACAGCTCCAGAGAAAGGTTCTAAAGTTCCTACTAAAGACACAACAGATCCTAACTTTGCTACTTCTCCAGGGAAAGTAGAAGGAGATGCAGGATATGAAGTTGAATATCTGGATGCTAAAGCTTCTAATAATGCAGACATCGACAACTTGGATACTGCAGACTTAGCAGAAACACCCTCAAAAGGTGCAGATGGAGAAGTTAATTACGAGCTTAACGCTGAAATGGGATACAATCTAGACGAAACTCTAGCTAACATCAGAGACTATATCATGAAGAATAAAGATTCTGAAGAAGTTCAAAAGATGCTTAGCGATCTAAACGAGGGTTTTGAAAGACCTTCCCCAGAATTAAAAAAAAATTAAAGTCGGCTCTTAGCAAGGTTTGGTCCTTTGCTCCCGAAAACGAGGAAGAAGAAGGAAAAAAATCTAAAGCTGATATCGAAAGCACTGAAGGAAAGATGAGTGTAGCTCCAGACGGGAAACCGAAAAAATCTGAAGATACACTCATTTCTCGTGAAGACGAAGAGGGAGAAGACAAAGAATAAAATTGATATATAGATAACTATGAAAAATTTAAAATCTTACTCAGAAATCAACGAATCTGAATTATTCGAAGCTTTTGGTAAAGGACCTGCCGGAAAAGCAGCTGTTAATCCTTTATTCAAAAAGAACTTCATCGACATGGCTACCAAGGCATATGGATATAAAGAAAGTGGAGAAACTCTTTCTAGAGACATTGATGGAATAAAATCTGCTATCTCGATAAAAGATTCGGGTATTAAATCTGATCTTATTGGTGATTATCCTTTGACCAAAACTAAGTCGGTTGACTATGTAAAGTTCCTAAATAAAATTGGTGACGAAGCTAGAAAACAAGCTAAAAAAGCAATTAAGAAATAATCTCGAACTAAATGATGAAAAATTTATCAAATTTTGAGAATTTTCTCGTAGAGTCTAAACCTCTATACCTGGGAGAAAATATCTTCATTGACGTTCAACCGGACAACTACTTCGAAGGTGTTATTCTCGAGGCTAAAAAGTTTATTGACCAGAAAGAACTTGCAGACGAGGTTAAAAAATCTCTTGAAGAAGGAGAAACCGTTTACATCAAAGTTCTAGGAAATCCTCGTAGACCTGTTAGAACTGTAACCCACAAGCTAGCTAAAATGTTTGTGGAGCTAATCAATTCAGTAGCTTATGGTGAGTTCAGAAGAAGATGGTCTAACTTGAGTGATGAGCAGTTTGACGAAGTGATTGCTACAACTCTGAAAGATGTTCTTCAAGATTGGCACAAGAGCGTAGATAAGCCAAATTTAACTGACGGTCAAATCTACGGTAATCTTAGAACCCTAATCAAGACAAGAATTCTTGGAGCTAATAATCAGCTGATGAGAAAGGTGGTTAAAGAACCTTCCGGATCCCAACAAGTTGATTACGATGCAATTGATAGAAGTATCAATAAAATTCTAACCGGAACAACGGATAGAGCTTATAGGCCAGCAGTAAAAGCTCCAGAGCCTGGAGAGAAGAGCTGGTTCGATATGGACTAATAGGGACAATTCCCGAAACCAAATCCGCACTAAATGGTATAATACATTAAGTGCGGATTTATTTTTTACACTAAAATATTAAAGATGGCAGACTACGTTAAAAACTCGGAATTGATGAAAGCAATTTTAGAGTCCAAAGAAAAGGGAACTTTGACTCCCGAAACCATAAGAATGTTTTATCTTATGATCAATGGTATCTCTAAAAAGATGGCTTACAAAGATCCGGAAGATAAGGAGGACTGCATGGCTTTTGCCATGGAGGATCTCTGTAAATATTGGAACAGATTTGATCCAGCAAAATCTAACAACCCCTTTGCATATTATACTCAGATTGCTAAGAATGGATTTGCAAAAGGATGGAAGAAAATTCATCCGCCAAAAGCCCCTAAAACTATCCCATTTTCTCATATTACCGGGGAAGAAAATTCATACAACGTTTAAATTATGTCGATCAAGAAAGTAAAGCCAAATGGATTGTATAAGTCGGGCCTTTACGAACCTCTTTATCCTGACAAATACATCGGAGACCCTCACAACATTATCTTTAGATCCTCTTGGGAATTTAGATTTTGTAAATACTGTGACACTAACGATCAGATTCTAAAGTGGTCTTCCGAGCCTCTTCAAATTCCCTATTATAATCCATTAGACAAAAAAGAACACACCTACAATGTGGATTTTTATATGAAGGTTCTAAAAGATGATGGGACTGTAGCCGAATGGATTGTGGAAATTAAGCCAGAATCACAATACAAAAAACCAGTAATAACTCCTCCGGAAACTCTTGCAAAGCTAAAAGCTTATAACCAAAAGATGCAGATCTGGATCACCAACCAGGCTAAATTTAAGGCAGCGAGAGAATGGGCACTAAAGAGAGACTACAACTTTGGAGTTATTGACGAAAATTTCCTATTTAAAAGCCCATAAGTAGATGGATTTCAGAGAACAAGTTATAGAATATAGAAAGTCCGCTCCCTCAGTTTCTTCTCTTTCGACAAATACTGATTTATATTTTTTGGAGAAGTATGGAGTTAATGGCCCAGGTGCGGAATATAAATTTGACGGAACTTTGATCCCTGGCAATATTTATTTCTTTACCTATGATACGAACACGGAGATTAGCGAAAAGGTCCAGTTTATAGATAGGAACCCCCTCATTCTTTACCTATCTTCGGAGAAGGTAGGGGAAAATATAGTTATTAAGTCAATTGATTTAACAGTGACCCCTCCGGAGCAAAGACTTGAGATAATTCAGAAGTTCTATGACCAGTTTAAACCTCTAGTAGAAGAAGGAACTAAAAAAGTTGAGAAGGGAGGATCTCCTAGCGTTATTAGGGTAGAATCTAGAAGCATCCCTTCTTTATTTAAGGGAACTGGATACAATACATCTTTTACCGGATTTAAATATAGATTCATGAAAGACGTCAAGTGGATATCCTATTCAGATTGGGCAAAACTTCCCTTCTTGAAATACTCTTCTATCCAGGGGTTATCTATTAACGAGATATATACTAACTATAGGTCGAAATTAATTCAATAAAAAGATCTATAACATAAAGACAAAAAGCATTAAATGGCAGGTTTTTTAGAAAATCCACAAGGTAGCCCCATCTTCCAGAGAATTAGAGACTCGGTAAAGAATCTAAGTAACTTTGGGTTAAACTATGGAGACATGGTGGTTAAAAATTCTCAAGCCATCGGTCAAACGGAAGCAGCATTCCTAAAGAAAGGAATGATCGAAGACGAGACGATGCTCTATGCTCTGGCTAGACAGGATACTACGTCGAGACAGTATGTTTCTTATTTTGACAAAGACTACAAAGGTAAAAGAGATTATCTTAGAAAATTTTCTCTAAACCCCGAGATTGAATTCATTCTAGATGTAGTTAATGACGAGTCAATTACATACGACTCCCACAACTTTTTTGCATATCCTGCCTTCTTGAATCTAACTGGATTGAAGGAGAAAGTCATCGATAAGATCAACGAAAACTACAAGAAATTGTATGACATGTTTGGATTCACCGACGATATTAGTGCTTGGCAGTATTTCAGACAGTTCCTGGTAGATGGATATGTTGCCTTTGAAATTATCTACGACGACAAAGGAAAAAACATCATCGGATTTAAAGAGATTGATGCTATGACTTTGATGCCATCCGTTGAAAAACAAAATGACGGGAGCTATCTGAACGTTTGGTGGCAGTATTTCAAAGATCCTAGAAGAAAGAGAATGCTTTATGACTCTCAAATCATCTATATTTCTTATGCAAAGGGGAATACAGTTTCGAGAGTTAGTTACACAGAAAGACTAATTAGACCTTATAACATTCTTAGAATCATAGAATACACGAGGGTAATTTGGTCCGTAATGAATGCTTCCTTTAGAATGAAGATGACAGTTCCAATCGGAACAAGGTCCCAACAAAAAGGAATGCAAACTCTTGGTGAGTTGATGAGCATCTATAAAGAAGACATCTCTCTAAACGATCAGAGCGGAGAACTATTTGTAAATGGAGCACCAAAGATTCAGTTCTTCAAGAACTATCTAATGCCTTCCGGTGTGAATGGAACACCCACTATCGAACCTTTGAATAACGTAGGGCCAAACCTTAATGACCCTGCACCTCTAGCATACTTCTTTGATAAACTGATCAACGAATCTAAAGTTCCTAATTCTAGATTTAATGGTCCAGATGGCGGATCGATGGGAAAATATGCAAATGCAGCAGAGGGTTTAGATAAACAAGAAATTAGATTTGCTAAGTTTATCAACAGGCTTAGAACTGCTTTCCAGGATGTCCTAATTAAGCCCCTTTGGATTCAGATGTGTAAAGATTTTCCAGAGCTGGAAAAAGACTACATGTTTAAGAGTCAACTTGGTCTTGACTATGTTTCGGATAACCCATTCAAGAGAAACCAAGAGATGGAGATTATCACGAAGAAGAAAGAATCTGTCGACAAACTGATTGCTCTGACCGACGACACCGGAGCAGGATTCTTCTCAGTTCCATACCTAGTTGAAAATTATCTAGGGCTTACTAGCGATGATATTAGAGCAAACGCAGAAGCCAGAAAGAAAGCAGAAGAGAAGAAAAAAGAAGGAGCAGCACCGGCAGCAGGAGCAGCACCAGCAGCACCGGCAGCACCGGCAGCAGAACCAGCACCGGCAGCACCACCAGCATAAAAAGGATAAATGGCAGGATTTTTAGATTCAAACCCACAGAATAGATTCGTTACCCAGCTCTACAAAAATCTGAGTAGAATTGGTAAATTCGGAATGCAATACGAAGACATGGTCATTCGTAATTCTCAGACTATTGGGCAAACTGAATCTCAGATGTTCTCCGAAGAGGGAAATGGATTCACCAACGATAGTGCTTTTTATTGGACTCTTGGCTATCAAGACACAAGAATAAGAAAATACATTGCTTATTTTGATAAAGATTATCTAGGAAAAAGGGACTTCCTAAGAAAATTTGCATTAAATGGGGAGATTGATTTTATTCTAGAAACCGTTTCAGACGAAGCAGTTAACTACGATGATAAGAATTTCTTCTGCCAGCCTCTTCTAAATAACATAGACCTAAAGGATAAGATCATCGATAAAGTTCACGAGAACTTTAAAACGATCTATATGCTCTATGCCTTCCAGCAGAACAACCTAGCTTGGCAGTTGTTTAAACAGTTCCTAATAGACGGATTTCTTGCCTTTGAGATTGTTTATTCCACAGACGGAAAGAAGATAGTTGGATTCAAAGAACTTGACCCAACTTCACTTCAGCCCCATACGGAAAAAGCCCCTGATGGATCTTTCGAACAGATTTGGATTCAGTATCCTAAAGACTCTCAACTTTCTAGAAAGTTAAAGTCTGAACAGATCATCTACATTTCTTATGCTAAGGGAAATTCTATTTCTAGGGTTAGCTACGTTGAAAGACTTATCAGATCTTACAACATTCTAAGGGTAATGGAGAACACCAGAGTTATCTGGAACGTAATGAATGCTTCTTATAGATTGAAATTTGTTATCCCGGTTGGAACTCAATCCCAACAGAAAGCAATGCAAACACTGGGTCAGTTGATGTCTTCTTATAAGGAAGAAGTTAGCATTAACGACACATCAGGGGAGCTTCTAGTTAACGGAACACCAAAGATTCAGTTCTATAAGAACTACCTCTTCCCGGAGAAAGACGGGCAGTCTCCTCAAATTGATGTTCTAAACGCAAATGGGCCGGACTTTAACGTAATGGAAAATGTAATTTATTTCTATAACAAGTTAAAGATGGATTCTAAAATTCCATACGCGAGGTTTGCAGGTAGGGGGGCAACTCCTGCCAACTATCAAATTTCGATTGATCAGCTCGAAAGAGACGAAATTAGATTTGAAAAGTTTCTAACTAGACTTAGGTCTATCTTCCAAGAGATAGTGGTTAAACCTCTTTACATCCAGATGTGCTTGGACTTCCCTGAACTTTCTAAAGATAGAAGTTTCAAGGCAAATCTTGGCCTGGACTACTATAGTGAAAACCAATTTTCAAAACTTTTAGATCTAGCCCACCTAACTAAAGCAACTGACTTTGTTACCTCTTTAGGAGAGATAAAGATGAAAGTTGGGGAGGAAGAAAAACCTTATTTTGACAAAGATTTCTTGATTAGAAGATTCCTTCCTCTATCTAGGGACGAGTTTGACAAGAATAAAGTCTATAAAGAGGCTGAAGCCAAAGAAGCAGAAAAAGCTAAAAAAGAAGGTGGAAAAGAGGGAGAAGCAGAAGGAGGATCCTTCACTCTATAATTGAGACCGTATATTCATGTAGATAATAACATCCTACATGAAACAAGAACTAAGAGTCCTATTAGCAGTCGAGTCCCTTACGGGCAACGGATCACAAAAAGAAAAACAAAGGTTAATCTCCGAAAATTTATCGGAAGAAATGCTCTACATCTTAGATGTTTGCTTTAATCCTTTCATTACAACTAAACTTCATAAACTAGATCTACATCAGAGTCTAGAAGTTCCTGAATTCCCCGGATTTGAGACTTTTAAGGAACTGGTAGAGGACCTTAAAAAAGCTCCTGCCGCTAACGATTCTCTTAGATCCAGAGCTAATTCTTTGATAAATTCTAATATTAATGAGGAGGATTTAGCGGAGGACATGGGACTTAGAGTCATTCTGATGAAGATCCTTACTAAGAGGATGAACATTGGAATTGGGGCTAAGCTGATCAACAAAGCAGTTGGAAAAGAATTAATTCCAGATCCTTCGGTAATGCTAGCCTCTGATGACCAAAAAGAAGTTTCAGGCTGGGATAAGATCTATTGTGAAGAGAAATATGATGGGGTTCGAGTAATAGCTAGAGGAGATAGAAACGGATTCCAATTCTACACAAGAGCTTTCAACGAGTTGGATAAGTCTAAACTCTCGGGAATTGAAGCCGAACTAATTAAGATGCTCCAAGGGGCAAATATAGTTGGAGAGGTCTTTTTTGATGGTGAGCTAACAGACTTAAACCGAAAATCAGTTTCTGGAAAAGTAACTCAAATCCTAAAAGGAACTGCCCCTGACGACATCGATAAGGGATTTATCTTCCATGTATTTGATCTAGAAAAAGCAGAAGTTCTAGAATCTGGAAAAGGAACTACCTTATTCTCCAAGAGAAGAAAAGAATTGGAATTTCTATTTGGATTATTCCCCAACTCGGAGGGACCCGTTAAGCTAGCCCGCCAGTGGGTAGCAGACACAATGGAAGAGGTTAATGTCATCTACGGGGTAATCATTTCTAACGGGGGTGAAGGGGTAATTCTAAAGCCAGAAAATCACGTCTATGAGTGTAAGAGGAGTAAGAACTGGGTTAAGCTAAAACAAATTCAAGACTGCGACTTAGAAATAACTGGATGGTTTCCCGGAGAAGGAAAGAGGGAAGGATTTATCGGGGGATTTATCTGTAAAGATGCCAGCGGAACTCTGGAGGTTAGGATCGGATCTGGATTTACCGACAAGGATCTCCATGATCTTAGCAAAGATGCAGACTCCTTAATTGGAAAGATTGCAGCCATTCAATACAACGAACCAATCACGGACAAATTTGGAGGGAGAAGCTTATTCTTACCCCGCTTCATCGAGATCCGAAACGATAAAGTTCAGGCAGATGATATGTCTAAGATGTTCTAAAAATCAGAAACTAACGACCCCCAGAACACTATAATCATCATCTATGATCCAAGATCTATTAACAGAAAAATTAAGACCCAAAGAAATAAGACACATGATCCTCCCACCGA